GCTTATAATAAAATCGTTGGCCGTGTAGATTTGTTGAGCATGTGTTTCATAGGCATTACCGTATTGATATAAGTTGCCATAGAAATGCGTATCACCATTAACAGTTACACCCGCAAATATTACATTTTCGCCATTAAACACAGGGCCATCTTCCTGTCCTACTTCAACAACCAAGGATGCCGATGCTGCAGTAGTAGAATAATTACCAGCTGTATCGATTGCTTTTATATGATAATTGATTGTACCAGCTACATCTACAATATCAGTGATATTTGTGCTATCAAATTTCCCTACTAAAGCACCGGTATCAAATGACGTACCCTTTCTGATTTCATACTCTGAAATATCAGGTTCAACATTAGGATTCCATGTAAGTCTTGCAATCGTCTTATCAAAGACTACAGAAAAGCCCGTTGGTGTTTCAGGGGCAATATCATTTCCAATAATTGTAAATGGACTTGATTCAACCCAATCTGATTTATACTGAAAGTTTATAGCTCTAATTCGAGCAACATACTGAGCTGATTCCTCAACATTATTAAAAGCAACGTTTCCCTTTTCAGCATCTACAGATGTGGTGAAGAACCAGCTATCATCTTCATATCTTTTAATCTGGGCCTCAATCTGCAATGATGGAAAACCTGTAGCAGCCCGAAAAGATAGAAGTGCTCTCAACTTATACGATCCGTCATAATCTCTATATAAAGTATTTTGAGAAGAGTCGATCTGAGTAATGACGGGTTCACTCGGAATTAATCTTGTAATATCAATAGGAGTAGTGATATTACTATTGAATGTTGGAATTGTACCAGAATCAGCCTGATAAATCTCTGGCGCCGCATCGACAAGCGTAAGCGTTGCCTGAAGATCATCTTTAGGTTCAACGGCTACAATTTTCAGGTTGGTAGTTTCACTGCCTTGTTCTCCGAACATGAACAAATCACCAGGATTCACATTAGCAGCCTTATGTGTAACTGAAATTGTTGTGAACTCACCGTCTGCAGCAACAACATCAAGATCAATATCTTCACCAGCTTCTGAGCGAATTCGCAGTGTATAATTGTTACTTAAAAGCATGGTAACTGCTGAATCAAGGGTAACACTGGTAATATTAGCCCCCAAAGTGGTAACCGACTTAATTCGACCATAGCCAAGTCCCCAAAGAGGAATATCATGAGTAACCTTGACCATATCGCCTTTGTTAGCGACTAAAAATTCAAAATCTACATCTAAAGTATAGATTTCTGGACGTAAACGAAGTTCTGCAAGGATAAATCGACCCGTTTTCCATGCTTGATCCCAAGAGGTAATACCCAAAAATGTAACCGTTTCAAATTTGGTAGCTTCCTTGCATGTTCCATTACCAAACAAACAATTAGTACCATCTTCTGAGTAATCATCATCATAGACAATAGCTTCATCTTGTTCCCAATCCTTATCAGGGTTAAAAAACCGAACCTTTAGCGCATGTGGAATTTCTGGGAATAATCGAGTGCCTATAAAATTGAAACTGTTTCTTGGGGTAAAATGCTGAACAGGAACAGTTTTTTCTACATCCTCAATAACTGTATATAAACCATCGATTAGATTGATTGAAGCCCTACCATACGCAGCGACTTCGTTGATTAGCTCATGAATAGTAATAGAAGAGTCAACAATCAGATTGCATTCAAGCTCATTCGTATCATTGTTATCTGCCCAATGCTTAAAAGATGCTGCATTGATTCTGGCATCGCCCACTTTAGTAGCTGTAGCAGCTCCACGGAGAATATCTGCGACAATCCATGCAGGATTTGAAGTTAGTTTTCCAGAACCATTTCCTGTGTCATCAAAGGTGCTTTCCACCCATTCAGACCCGTTGTATTCAGCAAGCTTTGAAGTGATTTCAACACTAAATTCTTCCAAAATACCTAATGCTTGACCCTCAGCTTTTACCCTTAACGCTAAATACGTCACACCTTCAGTATTAACCGGTGATTCGTAGCTTACACTTCGTAGAGCCGTCCAAGTAAACCCAGATACATCACCAGAATTAACTACTGAAATTTGGTTAACCAAGACTTCATATTGGCCTTTAGAAGGCACCCTCCATCTAACACCCGCCCTTAATGGTTCTCTTTGTGATCCACTTATTTGATATTGGAAACTATGATTATCAAGAATAATTCCATTTACTGCCTGTGCTGAATGATCATCCGCTTTAATACGTGTCCATTCATTCTCTCCAACTTCACGGAAGGCAATGTATATCTTAACGCGAGCACTTCCACCATCTTCGTTATATAGCCCTTGTGTAAAAAGAAACTCAATACTTATTTCATCTGTATTTTTTGATGTGGTAAATACAGGACTAGAAGGGCTTCCATCATAAACGACATTCGGATTAGTCTCATTTACATCGTTTGCATACAGTGCCGGGGTCTCACCAACTTCAATTTCTACATCTCTAAATGTCTGATTTGAAGTAAACTCGTTCTTATAGTTAGGTGAAGTACCATGGTCAAATGTGCCGATTGTAGTCTCACCAATTTTGGGATTTTCGATCTTCATCACACCATAGCCCAAACAATACATGACTCTCAAATACTGGTCGTTTCCTACTAACTCAGTAAAGGGAGCAGCTGCAATTGGTGGAAACATCTTTCTCTTACCATACACGCGAGGAATTGCTCCATAAGCATTAATCTGGTTTCTCGATCCAGTTAAGTTTCCAATGGGCTTAACTCTTTCCTGATCCTGAATTGTACCAAGAGAGGGGTTTGGAGTTAATGCAGATCCAATTAAAGTCAATCCAGCTATGATAGATCCTGCTTTCAAGCCCGATGCGACATCACCACCCGTTGCAATAGTAACCAATACTGTAGTTAGAATGTTTAGACCAGTATTTAACGCTTTCTGACCAGCTGTTCGCTGACCCGTCTCATCACCAGAACCTTTAGGCAAAATAATGATATCTACATGATCATCTTCCCCAACAATAGTATTTACTGGCTGAACTTCACCATTAAGGAATATCGCCATATGCGACTGCTCTTCTGGAAGAAGTTCATTTAATGTGATACCTGAAGGGATCTTAAATTGCTTTCTGTCTAGCTTAAATGGATGCGGTTTAATGCTTAGAATAGGCATAGAAACCCTCCACTCTGTTTTTCCACTTCATTGATGTAAAGCTCTCAATGCAAGAGTTAATACCTTTGGCTATATGAAGCATCTCCGTATCACTTACCACGATTCCAACATGCATAGGAATGCCTGAGATATTGAACAAAACTACATTTCCAGGATTAGGTTTTGATACGAGGAGCCAGTTTGGTTTTTCAAGATCGACTACGAATGGAATATTAAATCGATCATTAGAATTAAAATACTGTTCTGATAAGTCTGGAAGATCGAAACCAAACTCTTCTTTTAAGAAGTACATAGCAAGTCCCCAGCAGTCGAATTTTCCTCCACGGCCGTTATCTTCAAACTCAATTCCTATATACTTTTCAATATTCACTAAAAGATTCCAGGTGTTAATTTTGGGGTAAATTGATCCTTCGGAAAAATCTCAGTCAAAAAATCTTCATCGTATCCTAGAGTGCCGGTTATTGTGAATTTATTATAATCGAACTGTTTCAACTTCACAATAAAAGGGCCAACTTCAACAACATCAGGAGCTGAGGCCCTGATTACTGATACCTCTAACTGTGGAGCGCTACTCAGTCTTCTGATTGCCTGAATTACTGATTGATCAACATTATCAATCTGAATCTTTATCTTTGGTATAGCATCTGTTTCTTCAGGGAGTTGAATTCGAAATGCAGCCGCTACATAAGTGCCTTCAGTATTCGTGATGTTTTCTGTGTTATCAACAAATCGTAAAGGAATTGCTAATTCTGCATGAGTAATCTTTACAAGATGCAAGTATACTTCCTGTGTTTGCTGGGCCAGCATATCTCTCACCATTTCTGCTGTTACAGTTCTCACGGTAGTTTCTCCATATAAATTGTTATCTGAAAAACCCTCTCATCTGGGTTAGAACCTCCAGTAACAATAACCCAATCATAAGTTTGAGTAAACCTAAACTCTTGGGTAGAATCATCCCAAGGATCGGCCATATTGAACTCTATTGAGCCTTCCAACGAAGTGGTATGGAAGAAGTTTCTAAATGTTGTGAACTGAGTACCACTTACTTGAATAGTAAAAGCCATTGGATTTACAATGGCAGTTGATCTTCTTCGAACTTTATCTGGTCCTACATCCATTTGAGTTCGAATAACTCCGCTCTGTGGTTTTCCGGATACTGGTAATGGTTTAGGTAAAGATGATGGATAAGTAATTGATGCCATGATTAACCTCTTCTAGTTCCATGTCTTTTCATTCCGAAATTATGTTTCATCTCTTTGTCGAGCTGGCCATCATTAATCATGTCTTTAACTTTTCGTTTTATGATTACATCTACATTGAAACCAGATGAAGTTTCTTTAGTCTCAACATCTACTTGTGATCCGTTCTGATTAACTACATTCACAGTGACATTACTAGAACCTGATCCAATAGCTTTCACTCCTAGTTCACCTGATCTAGTGCGACCGAGAGGAAATATACCTTCATCCCCAGCCTCACCCATCAAACCCATATCAAATAATGTTGGGCCACTAACTATTTTGTTGGTAAATACTCCCCCTTTTGCAAATGGTTGTACTTCTCCACCGGAAAAGACATTGCCCTTAGCACTCGCGGTAACTGATCCAGAGCCAGTAGATAATCCTAATGCTGAAAATGTTGCATTCACTAAAGGCTCAATGACTAGTAGTCGTATATACAACTCAGTTAGATATTGAAAAAACTGTTGGAAAGTGTCTTTTAACTGATCCCCAAGTGTGATGGTTTGTACTTCCATTTCTCCCAATTCATTTCTAACTTTTCTTGTTTCTTCTTGGAAAAAGAACATTTGAGTAGCAGCATTTGATATAACATCCGTGATACCCACCTGAGTCATTCTAGTAAGTGCTTCTTCAGCAGATTCAGTAGTGACCGTTAAACTATCCAGCTGCATTTCTAGAGCTAGAATCTCTTCTCGCATGATCCGGATTTCTTCAGGATCAGTTAGCAGTCTCATTTTCTCTACTAATTTACCAATCTTTTGTTCAAGCTGTGCAATGGAGCCTGTTGGGAATACTTTATCTGCTGAATCGTTTAGCTCATTCCACTTTTTAATTAAGTCAACAACTGCGCCTTCGGTTGGAAGTACACCATTTTCAATAAGATCATGCAGTGTTTTTTCAATGGCTTTCATTTTCTCATCTGTTGCATTGAAATCACCAAATACCCCTAAGTAATCCTTTGAATCGATATTCTCAAAGGTCTGATCAAGTTCTTTTAATCTCTTATCTACATCGAATGCTGAATCGTTTAGCTCATTCCACTTTTTAATTAAGTCAACAACTGCGTTTTCGGTTGGAAGTACACCATTTTCAATAAGATCATGCAGTGTTTTTTCAATGGCTTTCATTTTCTCATCTGTTGCATTGAAATCACCAAATACCCCTAAGTAATCCTTTGAATCGATATTCTCAAAGGTCTGATCAAGTTCTTTTAATCTCTTATCTACATCGAACGCCGCTTCCTGCTCACCTTCTAGTGCAGATTTTGCACTATCTCTGGCATCAGTAAGAAGCTTAAGCCACCGGATCTCTTGTTCCGTTAGATCATTGGATGTACCTATTCTGCCAATTTCTTTATCATAGGTTTCAACTAATCCTTCAAGTGCTTCTTTTGATCCATCAATACCAAGATTGAAGTTCCGGATTACCGGAAGTAATTCTTTATTAAGATCGACCTGCTTTGCTAATAATGGATTAAAAATACTTAGTACTTCAAATCGATCAAGTTCTTTCTTCTTTATATCAATTAATTCGTCGATGTACTCCTGTTGAAACTGGCTTAAATTTCCATACAGCTGCTCAAATCTTTCAACCTCTTGTTCTGCAGCTGCTAATTTTGTATGAACTTCATTAATAATTGGCGCATTGTAAATGCTTCCAAAATTTGGTGTTATGTTTGCAGTACCAATATACGGTGTTACCGCTGCAGTAGCTCCTAATCGATCAATAAGCTGCAGAGCATCATAGTACTCTGTTAAACTATCTTTGATCATTTCAAGCTGATCTAATTCTCTTCGAGTGTCTTCTATTCCTAATGGGTTAAATATGTTTTCACCACCAAGAGAAGCAGTTAATCGGATGAATTCTTCTAGAGTAACATTAGACTTCTTTAGCTTTCTATCTGTCTCTTGCACATCATCACCAAAGTTTAATACCCCAGATTGTGCAAGTAGAATAACTGAAGGTAGAATCGAACCTAAAAGAAGTATAATTCCTGTAGGCCCTAATAAAGTGGTGCCTATTAATCTTAACGCTCCAACTAATCCACCACCAGAAACCATTAACCTCTGAAATCCACCAGTTACAGCAGGAATGTTGTTTGCTACTGCAGCTAAGTTTCCACTCATTATTGCAAAGGGAGCATCCTGAATTAAGTAACCAATATTTGTTAGGAGTCCTGCGGTCTGGCCAATTCCTTTATTGGCTTTTGGTGCTGCAGCTTTTAATTGTTCATACTGTTGAGTTAATTGCTGTACAGCTGTAGAGTTTGGATCAACACCCTCACGAAGAAGACGTTCTAATGCTTCTTCAACGATAAAAATCTTGGAGGCATTTTGATCAAAGTTGTTGAATACCTGGCTACGATTTTTGACCAGCTGTAAATCTTTGCCCATTTGTTCAAAGACAGCCTCAGTAACCTTACCAAGTTGTTTGGTTTGATCTTCTGCTCCTTCACCGGCTTTATAGTAATCTATAAGTAGTTTCTCTGATTGAACTAAATCAGTGGAGTCAATCTTAATAAGTAATTCAGCTAAGTCCATTTAAGTAGATTGCATCCAGTTTTTTGATTGCCAGTATTTCCCATTTCTTCATTCTCTTCCCTAATAACCGGTTGTAGGCTTCAATGTCTAGCCATGTTATTGGGTTTGCACTCATACCATAAGTACGACCGCTAGAGAGTTCAGTAAACCAAGAGAACAAATACCAAAGTTGATCTGGTTTTGGGTACGGTTCAAGCTCCTTCTTAACCTCGTGCCCTTGTTTTCCCAAGTGTTCCAGATGCTCCCGATAGGTTACATCTGAGTCCTTCATCTTCTTAGAAAGCTTAAATTGATGGGCTGCATATTTCAGTAGCCCTTCAACTAGTTTCCCAAGTAGTTTTCCCGTTTAGAGTGAAACGCCTGAACTTGCTCCATTAACCATCTTAACTTTGGGTTAGAATAAAGCATGAGAGCATTTTCATAGCTGTACTCTAATTCTGTTCCTTCCCATTGAATATTATACCAAGCTTTAGTACAACGGGCTAAGATTTCTGCATTTAATTTGCGCGCTTCAGTTCCAGTGGTTTTCTCCACTTTCTTATCAATAATGATTTCGCGGAACTTTGCTAAAGCCTCGTCATAAACCTCTGTATCCGTACTATAAAGTTCGATTTCGATGTCTGTAGGCTTTTTATCTGGCCCAATTACTTTGAGCACCTGAGTTGAAAGAGTTGTTAATGAAGTTAAGTCCATATTAAGCAGCGTTTGATCTAGTTACGGTTAAAGCAGTCGCTTCAGAAGCATCATAAAGCGCTGTGAACGGCAACGAAATGTCTAATGCGCTTTCGTTGTTCTGAATCTGAGAACCAGAATATTTAATGTTCTCAAACTTGAATGTGAGTGATTCAGTACCAGCTTGATCATTCAACACTAGTTCTAAAGTTGATGCTATTCCATTAAGGAACTTGTTTAGAAGAGTTTGGTTGTTGAAACGAGCTGTTAGAGTACCAGTGATTTCAATATTACCATTCGTAGGTACATCACCAGCATCAGAGCCAAGTAAACGACCAATTGAACGGTTGTTATTGATTTGGAACTGCACTGAGGTTACAGTAGCAATACCACTTCCACCTTCTTGCAATGTTGCATTACCAAGGCCATCGAACGGTTCATTGTTAGCTACATTTGCAGGTGAACCAAGAGCCGAACCAGCTGGTGTTCCAATATCCATCCCAATTAATCCAAAAGTTGCTGTTGCAACAGCTGGGTTCATTGTTACTGAAAGTGAATTTGGATTTACACCAAGGAATCTTTCAAAGATGTTGTTGGTCGTGTTTCCACGCTCCACAGTGAAAGTCTTGATTGCATTACCAATCTTTAGTACTTCGGGAGTACCAGCGGTTTCAGTTGACCAAGATCCACCTAGAACGGCCTCTATCCATTCGTCAAAAGCTCCATAGGAAAGCTCAACAGGAACATTTCCTGAAACAGATTTTGCACCATTTCTGCTCATTACCGCTTGACGATGAGAATAGGATTCTTCTGTCTGTAACTGCTCGATATCCCCTTGGATTTGCAGAGGGTCAGTAGTTCTAATCTTCTTCATAGAAGGAGAACCGGGCGTAGTACCTGCGACAGTCTCTGCAACATACGCCAGATATGTATCCATAAAATTTGAATTCATGTCTTACCTCAATTATTTGTTGAATATGTTTTGTAATAGATTCTTACAGGTATTTGATACCACGCACCGGAGCGAAAGCCACCGGCAATCTGTGACTTTGTAATAGTCACTGTTATATCTCCGGTAAGACTTGTGTAAGGCTTAAACTTCTGTTTAATTGCCGTTGCCACTGCCTTAGCCTCTTTGATAGAGCTTCCTAATGGAGTCATTAAATCAAGCTGGTAAATGCCGATTTGCTTGACTTCATCGTTGGCCACTATATCTTCTTCTCCATGAATCATTGTTTCAGTGATCCAATCTTGATCTTCTGGTGGGTCAAAGTGTTTATTTTCCCACGCTCGATATTCTTTGGTTGGAATTTCAGTCACCGTATCCAGATGAATTCGCATAGCTCGTTGTATTTGCCAATCATCTATCATGGATTCTTTCTCCTAGCTTCATCCACTGCATCATTTACGATGCCCGGAAAGCCAGCAACTGTGATTCCTACCATTCCTTGAGGTGCTTGCTTTGAAAAACCTCCCTCACTAAACTTGTAATAACCTGGGCCAGTTTTGCCGTGCTTAGTTTTACCCTTTGGCACGTATGAACCCTTTTTGGGTGGATTAGGGAATAGGCCATACTCTAGAATAGGAGCATTCTTCTTATTGTTAGAAACATAGATGGTATCACCACCAACTATATTACTAATGATCTTCTTAGCCTTATCCATTGTTGTCTGAGTTGCTTCCTGTGGACTTAACTCTACTGAATCTTCGACTACATTTGTATCCACATTATTCTTACCTACATTCCAACTCGCACGGGTAGAACCTTCATCAACAGGAGTCTTCAAGACTACCCCTCGATGAATATCAGTAGTTACCTTTTGGACAATTAAATTTTGCCTTCCGGGTATCTTTCCAAGCGAACGTTTTATGGCAAGAGAGAAGCCCATTTATTCTCCTACTACTCCATCACCATCAAGATCGACCTTGATCCCGTTGTCAAAGAGTAATATTTCAATGTTTTCCTTAGCTCCATCCCAGAGAATTGCTTTTTCTGAATCAGATAGCTCTTCCCCGCTCTCGCTTTCTTTAGATCGAAAGCCAGCGTAAACCTTTGCTAAGTCTTTTAAGTCGGTTCTCCAACGTCTTGACATGATTAAGCCCTTAATAAAAAGGCCTAGTATAAATGGCACCACAAAAGCAGCTAACACTACTGCAGCTGATACCAAATCTGGTGCTCCTAACAATTTGTTTAAAAGGTTCTCTATAAATTGCATTTCAGTAATTGATGTAATTGTTCGTTTAGGGATTAATTCAAGGTCAATACCAACTTTTGCAGTTGCTGTAGTTACCACAATTCCACTAATGGCTACTACTGCTTTCTTCACGGTATCATTTCGCAGTGAAAGAGTCCGACCAAGCGGTTTATCTTTCCAAAAGTTCTTTTTGATCTTTAGCTTATGTGGCATCTTTTTGTACTCGATAGCTACCTTATCATCTTTATGATCTGGAACACCATCACCATCAAAGTCATTGAATTCCTTGTGAGGTTTTCTGCTGTCTTGAAACAGGCTTTTAGGCACTCCTAATCTAGCTTTATTTAATTC